CAGACATATTCCGATTACAAGTCACTTATTCACAAGACCTGCGTCCCCATCCCCGTCGGAAAGGGTATGCAGTTCGAGGAGCAGAACGTCGTCATCGGCGGTTCGACGCTGATTCAGACATCGGCTGACGGTGGCTTCGGATTCTCCGAGGTGGAAGGCACATCGCTCAATGTGACGCGCCAATCGCTTCAGGACAACCGCGACGACATAGCAATGATGGGATTGTCGCTACTTGCCGACAAGACTGCGAGAGTGGACATTACAGCCACGGAAGCACTACTAAACAACGTCGCTGAGACATCGGAACTGCGGATGTTCGCACGTCAGTTGCAGGATGCCATTGAACTTGCGATGGGACACACTGCCGAATATCTCGGACTTCCGAGAACTGCGGGCGGTTCGGTGGTTCTCGGTACGACCTGGAACGCGTCTGACGACAATGTGGGTGTTGACCTCGACCTGCTCAACAAGAAAGCCGATATCGCGCTGAAACTTCAAGGCATACTCCCGCTCCGTGCGATACTCGACCTGCTTGCAATCAGCAACAAGGACGAGACCGACGCACTGCTCGATGAACTGAGAAGCCAGGATGCGATAATTCTGCAAGAGGAGACATTGCCACCTATTGACGAGACTCTGACACCCGAAGTCGAATGATAACTCAAGACGAACGCAGACAGATCGAGAGGGACTATGCCGAAGCAGGTGTGGGCCTTCTCGTTCTTTTGGGACTCAGAAGCACCGGTCAGCGTGTCGAGTTCGATAAGAGGCTCGGTCAGTTCCGCATTGACGGCAGACTCGTCAGCCCCGAGACGATTCGCAGACTGGTCAATCAGATATCCTCCATCGCCAAGTCGAAGATAAACCGAGTGACGGAACTGCTGATAAGCGGGTCCTATTCGTCGGAACGATGGCTCGAGGAGATGCGCCGAATCCTCAAGGGTGGACACGCGGTGGCATCGGGACTGGCTTACGGTGGACTCGACGATACCGACGGCTTTCTGTCGTTCCAAAAGCGGTTCAATGATGAAGACGACTATCTGATCGGACTGTTTGCGGGATTCGCATCGGGTGCGGTCAGTCTCGCAAGGTTACAGGCTCGGTCGCAGATGTACGCATCGGCGATCTACATCACGTGGCAGTTCGGGACACAGGAGCAAAAAGGCGGACAGGAATATATCGAGGCGATGAGGATAAGGACCGCAGCGGAATCGTGTTCCGGTTGCATCCAGTATGCCAACAGGTGGCTCCCGATAGCACAGATGCCACCAATCGGATCGTTGCAATGCCGTAGCAATTGCAAGTGTTTTTTGATATACAGATAGAGGCACAAGGAGGAACAATGACCACACCATTCTTCGACGAGTGCGAAAGGCTCGTCAATTCCGACCGACAGACCGACTACGGCGACCCCTGCTCCAATCTCCAACGGATTGCGGGAGTCGCATCGACCATTCTCAACAAGCAACTATCAGCAAAGGATATCGCCCTGATTTTCGTGGCGGTGAAACTGTGCAGGGAGGGAGCGAACCACAAACGCGACAACCTGCTCGATATGGCGTGTTACGCCGAATTGATTGACCGATTGGAGGAAGGGAAATGACGGGCAGATTCGAGATAGTGAACGCGGACTCGCTCGAGCATATGCCGACGATGGAGGCTGAGTCGATTGATTCGATCGTGACCGACCCGCCGTACGGTTTGTCGTTTATGGGCAAGGACTGGGACCACGGGATACCGGGCGAGGCGTTTTGGCGTGAGGCGTACCGCGTGGCAAAGCCTGGCGCGCATCTTCTAGCGTTCGGCGGTACTCGGACATTCCACCGCCTGGCGTGTGCGATTGAGGACGCTGGGTGGGAGATTCGCGACTGCGTTATGTGGGTGTACGGTTCGGGATTCCCCAAGTCGCTCGATGTCAGCAAGGCGATTGATAAAGGCGAGGGCGAGAATCGGGCGAGGCAGTTGAAGTTCACCGAGTGGATGCGTTCGACGGGAATCACCGCGAAGCAGATAAAGGAATCGACGGGGACGGATATGGCATCGCATTATCTGACGGCAGGCAGTCAACCCGCAATCGCCACCGCCGACCTGTTCGACAAGATGCGCCCGTATCTTCCCGAAGTCCCCGAGGAAATCGAAAGGCTTGTCGCTGAACGGACGGGCATCGAGTGGACGGCGTACAAGAACCGTGAGGTGGTGGGGACGCGAACAGACGTAGCAACTAGAATCTATGACAACGGAGAAGGGAAGCGATTACCCGACGAAATCAATATCACCGCACCCGCAACGGACGAGGCGAAGCGATGGAACGGTTGGGGGACTGCGCTCAAACCCGCGTGGGAGCCGATTATCGTCGCACGCAAGCCACTCATCGGAACGGTCGCGCAGAATGTCCTGACGCACGGCACGGGGGCGATTAACATCGACGGGTCGAGGGTGGGGGAACGCTTCCCCGCCAACCTCATCCACGACGGGAGCGATGAGGCGACCGACGCGATGGGCGAGGCTCAGCGTTACTTCTACTGCGCAAAGGCGAGCAAGGCGGACAGGGACGAGGGGTTGAGTGAGTTTGAGTTGAAGAAGGGTGGTGCAATGTCAGGCGTTGAGACTCGGGAAGGTAAGCCGACAAATCACCCATATAGAGCCAACCACCACCCGACGGTCAAGCCGACCGAGTTGATGCGTTATCTGTGCCGATTGGTCACACCGCCCGACGGCATCGTCCTCGACCCGTTCACGGGATCGGGTTCGACAGGCAAGGGTGCGATGCTGGAAGGGTTCAGGTTTATTGGAATCGAGAAAGAAGGGGAATACGCGGAGATAGCACGGGCAAGGATTGCACACGCTCAACAAAAGGCAGAAGGCGAATTGTTCATAGGAGGAACGAAATGACCAACGACGAAATGAGGGAAAGACGCGCAAAGATGGTAGTCATCGCGCAGGACCTCGAAAAGACGGGGACCACATCGGCAAAGATTGTCAAGCATCTGAAGGACGAGTTCAACATCACCGAACGCGCAGCCTATGGGATTCTCAAGACAGCGAGGGATTCCGCACCCGATGGATTGCAGGGGATGAACATCGCGGGCAAGTCCGTGCTTTACGATGCGGAAGGCAAGGTCAAGCTCCAATGGGTAAAGGCGCAAGCCGACAAGGGAATGGAGGCAGTCAAGGCGCTCGTCGAAGACCTCAAGGACGATATGCCGAGGTTCAAGCCGATGAAGCGGTCACCGGTGAAGCACGAGCGCGACGATCTGCTTGTGGTGTATCCGATGGGCGACCCCCATTTGGGTATGCTCGCCTGGGACAAGGAATCGGGTGACGACCACAACCTTGAAATCGGTGAGCGCGAACTGTGCGAGGCCGTCGAAAGGCTCGTGGATTCCGCTCCCAACTGCAAGGAGGCACTCATCGCCAACCTCGGAGACTTCTTTCACGCCGACAACCTGATGGGCGAGACGATGCGGTCGCATCACAAGCTCGACACAGACACGAGATGGCTCAAGGTGCTGAGGGCAGGCATAAGAGCGATGATTCGTTGCATACAGTCGGCGCTCATCAAGCACGAGAGGGTGACCGTCATCAACGCCATCGGCAACCACGACGATCACAGCTCGATGATGCTATCGACCGTCCTAGCGCACCTGTTCGAGAACGAGCCGAGGGTCAGCATCAACGATGCCCCGACAATCAAGCATTATTACAAGTTCGGGAAGGTCCTTCTCGGTGTCCATCACGGTCACACCATCAAGAAGGACAGACTGCCCAATCAGATGGCATCAGATCGTCCGAAGGACTGGGGAGACTCCGAGCATCGCTATTGGCTGACGGGTCACATCCACCACGACAGCAGACGCGAATATGACGGCGGTGTCATCGTCGAATCGTTCCGAACGTTAGCCGGCAAGGATGCTTGGACGGCACAGATGGGATACTCATCGGGACGCGATATGAAGTGCATCGTCTACCATCGCAAGTTTGGCGAAGTGGAGCGTCACACGGTCTCGGTTGAAATGCTTAGAGCAAACATCGAAGAGTCCAAAGGTCGCTTGACGAAAAAGAAGG